CGAGTATTGAACTTCTCCATGAATGCTTCCATATAGGACTTACCAGCCTTGGCATTCTTCTCTGCCCGTTTCTCCTCTGCCTTTTCCTTCTGCTTGGCATCCAGAGCGTAAGGATTGTCAGGGTACGGATGTGCCTTGGTTCCCTTCTTCGACAGATCCCGGAAGATGGGAGCGACACAGCATAGGGCATCATAGATGTACATACCTTGGAGCCACAATTCTTGGTTCTTCCGCTCTCGGCTCAGTTTATCGGCTTTCCGATAGAACACCGCCAACTCAGGATCACCGTCCCAGAACTGCTCGTAGGTCATGCCAATGGATAAGTAGAACGGGAACAATTCACGGAACTGTTCGGAGTAACTTTTAAGGGGGGCAGGACGCTTAGAACGCCCGCCCCCCTCGGTAGCGGACAGCGAGTCAGTTACCAACTGGCTGTCCAGTTCAGGTTTCCCTCGGATTCCTCCGGCTCGTCCATCAGAGTCATGATAGGCTCGTTGTACATCTCAGCCAGCTTGCCGATAAGTTCGCCCTTATTCGGCATTTTGGCGTAGATTTCATCGATGACCTCAGGCTTGACGAAACGATGGTTTGCCATGAACGCACCCCGGAACAGAGCCGGGAGAGTAGTCATGGGCTTGTTCTTCACATCTTCCGCAACAAAGCCCTGGCGTTCCATGGCTTCCACGGTTTTGCGAGTGTACTCAAGGACATAATCCTTGTCCTTGTAACTGAAAGTAAGCTGCTTGCTCATGGATTATTTCCCTCCAAAAATGTAGTTCGGATTACTCACCAACGGTGATGGGAGTGGAAGGAGCGATGTTGACATTCATGCCGACAACCTCGTTCACGCCGCCACCGACAGGATAAACGGAAAGCTGACCCTTGAAGTTGAACTTGCCGTGTTCGCCAGTAGGAGTGAGAGTTTCACCCTCGCCAGTACCGCCGAACCAGACAGCGTAGGACTGCTCCTTGCCCTCCAGGGCTTTCAGCTTGGTGAAATCTTCCTTGGTGTAGTTGCACTCGAACTCCAGAGCATCCAGGCTCTGAATACCGGGGATGTAGGTCTGCATGGAATCACTCAAAGTGGTGGTTTCCAGCATCTCAGGAGCACCGCCCAGGTCGGGGAAACTCTTGATGTCGATCAGCTTTTCGTACTGAGAACCGTCCGTGCTGGACATCAAGAAAATCTTATAAGTAGAAATTGCCATGGTAATTTACCTCCTATAAATGATTTGATTTCGGTCTACGACTGCTCTGTATCGTGCGGTCATGCGATAGATCGTGGCATCGTTCATATCCGGGGTCGGATTGAGCATGATCCGGGTGAAGCCCAGAGAAGTCATAACCTTGTCGATGATGGCGATGATAGCCTTTGCTTCAGCTTTCTTACCCTTGACAAGGTTGGAGTACACATTGACCTCATAGGTCACGGTGACATGATTTTCCCCACTTTCCGAAGACTGGGTCTTCTCATAAGCGGTGTTGTCCATCTCCACGATGGATACCGCCGGGAAAGAGGGCGGGGACTTTACATACTCGCCAGTCACAAAGGATCCGGGATAAGCATCCCAAACGGGCGTGGCGGCTCTTGTAAACACTTCGTTTTCAATGTCGATCATCGTCCGAATACCTCCTTTGCGATTTTTACACACTCGGCTTCGAGTGTTCGGGCGGTGTTGTACATGAACGGTCTGCTTTCCATACCCGCTGTCCAATGCCACATCTGGTCATTTTCATTGAAGTATACCCAGCCATTATCCCCGTGACCGTTCACATCGTAAGCCCACCCCACAGGGTTCGGGTGAGGAGAGCCAGCACCTACCACGCCAGTACCAAATTCCACGAATACGGCGTACCACGCTCCGGCTCGAATAATTCCCGCATTGGTGGCGGGGCTGAAGTAGCCCGTCATACTTGCGGAAAGCTGCCCTGTGTACTCAGCACCCAACTGAGCCAACTGGATACGAGCAACCTCGACACCACGCTCCGTCAAGGTCTGCGTCAAAAGCCGAGTCTTTTCAATCAACTCCTGCTTATACGCTTTCACCTCTTTGATAGCCCGGTCGATGTCCCTCGTATTCAATCCCATTCTGATGACCTTTTTACCCACGGACACTCACCCGACTTATTGCAATCGATACGCTGTTGATGCTACGGGCAACCTTCGTCACGACATGATCGTGAGGAGTGGCGGTCTTCCCGTTCTCATCAATAACAGGTACGGTGTCGATCCAGAGGATAGAGTATTCATCGATGGGACAATGCGGATCATCCATGACGATGACACGGTCGTAACTGACATCCTCACCGAACTGGCGGGAGATTGTTTCTCCTCGTGCAGCAGAGATATTGGCTTTCAGCGGAACGGGGTTCTCATACGAAACCTCGTACTCACCTGTCTTATTCCCGTAATCATCGACCATGGGTGTCTTTCCGGCATACAGGGCATAGTAGAAATCCGACATATTTCTCCGAAGACATCTCATCACAGACACCCCGCAATCGGCAAAACATGGGCACGGATGTACGCCACCATGTCTGCGTGTTTGAACTGTCGTGTGATGCTGTTCTCCGTATGACTGGTCTGGTTTTCGGCTCCACTCTGGGAGTAACCAGCAATCACGGCGAACACCTGGGTCATCTCATACTCGCTGGGAACAGCAGTAACCTTCTGGGAACTCAGGGAGTATCTCCAACTGAGAATCTCCTGTTCGGCTGCGGTAAGGTAGACCGTAATCCGGGCATCCTCAGAGGTATCAGACTCGTTGATACCCAGCAGAGTCTTAACCATGGTGAGTTTTTCAGCCGTAGTCATCACAATCTACCTCCCTTCTTACTGCTCTTTCTGAGTAGTGGATTTCCGGCTGGAGGAGGGCTTGGAAGCCCTCGCTCCAGTTTTCTTGGATACTTCGATTGCACCCTGTTTGATGTAGTCCGCAGGATCCTCAACTTCAATGACAGTACCGGGTGCGTAGTACACGCCATTGACTTTGACCTTATGCGGAAATTTCACCGAAGCCATTAGTATGCCTTGATGACATAGGTTTCGTCCATACGCTCGTAGGAGGGCAGAACGATCTCGGACACGGTGGTCTTGGTGTTGACGGGATCGCTGGTCACGGTGACAGCGATAGCCACGCCCTCGCTGGTGATGGACACATCAGCCTGGGTATTACCCAGGAGGGTACGCTCCTCAGGAGTCACACCATGCCAGGTGTTACCCAGAGCACCAGCAGGAATCAGGGTGCAGTAACCGTCAGCGTAGAACTTCTGGACAGCACCAGACTCGTCCTTATACTGCTTGGTGTACACCACGATGGTGATGCCCAGTTCGGTCTTGAACAGCTCCTTGACACGAGCATCGTTCATGAACACATTGGCGGTGGCGTTCTGAGCCAGGATGGCAGAACGAACCTTGGCGTTAGCCTTGATGTGGTTGAAGGTAGCACGGCTCATCACAGCAATGCTGGGACGGGAGCCAGTAGCAGCTTCAACGGCATCCTGACCAGCGGTGATGTCAGCCATGGGATCGGAGTTCTCATGGTCAGACCACTTGTCAGTTGCACCAGCCAGGGCGGTGTAGTTGTTCGCCTTGTAGGAACCGTCAGTATCGTAATTGTAGGAATACTGCACACCGTTGGCAGCGATCACGATACGGGGAGAGCCATCCACGGTGGGGCACAGGAGCTGCATACGCATACGCTCGGCAACGACCTGAGCACCGTCCAGGAGAGTGTTGGTGTCATCGAAGATGCGGGCAATGACATCAGCGGCGTAGGGATCGTTGGAATCCTTCACACGCATGATCTCCTGCTCGTCAGCTTCCTTCACCAGCATGGACTCACGGAAGAAAGCCATCTCGGTTTCATCGATCTTGAAGCCCTCACGAGCACGCAGAGTGGACTTCGCATCGAAGTTAGAGGGAGCCAGGGACACGGGCAGACCCTTGTGACCCTTGATCCACTTCAGATCAAGACCCATCTTCTTCTTGTTGGGGAACAGACCCTGACCCAGATAGGGAACACGGTTGGAAGCGGTTTCAGTCCAATGGGAAGCTACCGCTTTCGCATCGAAAATATCAGTAATCTTCATGTTTCTTTACCTCCTCTTAGCAGAATACGACATTCTTCAGAGCGGTCTTAGCCGCATCTGCGATGGTCACGCCGGAGTGTGCGGCAGCACGCTCGGTGTGGATGTAGCCACCGATAACCACGGTAGCCTGGGGACGCTCCTCGGCAACATCGTGGAGCAGGATGCCCACGGCATTTGCGTCATTCGCAACAGTACCGTCCAGGGCGATGGGGGAACCAGCCTTGCAAACACCTTCGGTGAAAGCGGCGGTATCCAGAGTGAGAGCACGGGCTTCGTACTCGCTGTTGAACAGAATCTCGACAGAGTTATCGACAACCTGACGAGCGTTCTTCATAGTGCCAATAGCCATTTTCGTTTCCTCCTTAATTAGATGTATTGGGACAGGATATCATTTGCGGTCTTGTCGGCTTCTACGGTAGCTTTCGCCACACGCTGTGCCAACTTCACGCCATCGGACTGCTCATCGCCGGGTTCTCCGGCAGGAGGTTCGGGCGTATCGTTCAGAAGTTTGGCTTTCAGAGCCTTTTCTGCATCCTCACCATGCTTCTTCATCACGGCGAACAGGGCGGTCATGTCACCATCCACCATAGCGGTGGCGGCGGCGGTCGCAGCCTTATCGTCATAACCCATAGCAAGGTAAGATGCCTTGTAGGTGCTCAAAGCCTTGTCCCTACGCAGACTTTCGAGTTCTTCCTGGATCTTCTGATCGGCAGCTTCCCGGTCAGCCTGAGCCTGTTCCTCCTCGGTCTGCTTGGTACGCAACT